ATATAGCTTCTCTTAAAACATCCTTTGTCGTATGAGGTCCATCAAAGAAAACAAAAGAAAAAATCATTCTTTTGTAATTATCATCGTTCATAAAATCTATATCTGTTTTATTTACAAAATGATATTTTCCTCTTCTTGTGTAATCTTCAAAATCTTTAATCATTTGATCTCGCATTGAATCAGGGTAAGTTGGAGGTTTTCCATCAGTTGTCCCTTCCCAATAGTATTTTTCATCGTTATCAAAATGTTTGTATTTAATATCACCATAAGGATCTACACCTATGTGAAAATAATTATTAATTACATTATCCATAATTATTAGAGATCCTTGTCCTTCTCTAACACCTATTTCACAAGAATAGTGACCTTGGCAGTCAAAATTTTTAGACCACTTATCTAATAAATCGTAGTCAGCGCTATCTCCTCTAATCATGAGAAGTATTTATACTTTTTTAGAATATATTGCAATGCTATTTCTTACCGTTACGGAAGATTTGTGTACCCTTTATTCCATAAATCGATGCCACTACAAGGATCCACAGGTTTGTGAACCATGAAGGGAGCTGCGAAAACATGTCAAAAAATAATTTAACTTTGTCCATTGCAGTTGGATCGTCTGATACGACTGCCCATGCAAGTACAGCTACTGGAGTTGACAAGATTATAAGTACCGCCTCGTCTTTCCAGTCCGATTGCCTAGCTTCTAGTAATTTGCCTTGGTAAGCTTCCTCACCTCGAGCTTGTTTCTCTGCATGAAGTAATTGTGCCTCAGACATAGCCATTTTTGCTTTTTGTCTATTTGCGTATATCTTAGATCCAGCTTGTGCTGCTAATTTAATTGCTTGTAACCACATTATTTAACTCCTGTAAATTTCATACCTTTGATAGCCGCTCCTGCTCCTCTAACACCATCAGGTCTGTGAGGACAAACCATTTCACCACCATCATTAAATTTAAAATACCCTTGTCCTGTTGCTATCTCTTTTGCTTTTAATTTTTTCTTTCTTTTCTTCTCTACTAAATCACGAGCAATTTGTGCTGGACTTCTAAGTCCTTGAACAACAACTTGCATGATTGGTTTTTTCTTATTGCCTTCACCCCCTGAACTTAATTTTACGGGTGGGACTTGGGGGTTAGGGCCTCTCAATGGTGGAGGCCCTGATCTTTTGCCAGAAACTTTATACATTTTTCTTTTTCATCATTTTACCCATTCTTGCACCTGTAGCTTTTATTTCAGGAGAGGGTTTTTTAACATTAACACCAATTGCTTTTAAAGCTGCTTGTACATCTCTTCTAGTAAGTCTATCTTCTGTTTTTCCTTTTGCTTTTAAATATCCATAAGCTTTTTTTTCGGCTGATGTACCTGTTTCTTTTAATCTTTTTAAATAAGCTTTTTCACCTTCCATTTTTCCAGGTTTCATTATGTTTGCAAATACACCCTTATTAGCTTTCATCATTCTTAATTTAGCAAAATCAGGAGCATCAATTTTATTTGGATTACCTGCCATAGCAGCAATCTTTTTTTGTTTTGGTGATAGTTTAACATCTTTACCTGTTTTGTATTTCATCATCATACCACCACCCATTTTTTTATTTTCTTTTTTCACGTTAGACTGTATTTTATTTCCTAAAGCAGTTGAAGCAGCTCCAGCGCCAAAATATCCAGGTTTGCTAGTAACAGCTTTTCCAATAGCTGTAATAATTCTACCTACTGGAGTTCTTTTTAAAACAGATGAAGCAGCTTTAGGTAATTTTTTCATCACTGTTGGAAACACTTTCATTCCTTTACCTATGGTTGGATTAGGAAAAGTTCCTTTACCCATAACAGCTTTATACTCACCTAATTTAGTTGGGTTAATAAATTGTTTATATTTACTTTCTAGTCCTAGCTTTTTGCTCATTTTGCTCCAATTTCTGACGAGCTACTTCTAAACGCTTGTCAGCTTGCTCATCTTGTTGTTCTAATTTTAATTTATCAAACTCAAGCCTATCTTCAAATTGATCTTCTTGGTTTTCCATCTTCATTGTACCCTCTTGAGCCTTACGTTGTAAATCCATGGCTCTCAAATCTAGCTCTCTTTGTTTCAACATAACAACTGGGTCTGCTTTCTGCATATCCGCCATCGTTTCAGCTTGTGATAGCTGTGCAGTGATCTCAGCAACTCTTTTTGCTACTTGTGAATCAAACATAACCTTAAATTGTTGTGGATTCTGTTGTGCCATCTCTGCCATTTGTGGATTTTGTTGCATTGCAGCGTTAACTTCTAAACTAGCTTTCAAAGAAACGTGTTGAGAGATGTGTCCTTGTAGATTTGCATACACAGGAGGGTTAATTTGCACCATTCTAGTTCTCATAAACGCAGAATGGGCTGCAATGTGTGCATCATGGTCTTGTTCAGGGTATGCCATGAGTGGTTTCATCTGCATTGCCTCCATATTTTCCATTGCTGGGTCTTTTGGCATCTGTTGTTCTTTAGGTTTTAGTAATTCTGGTATTTGTTTTGCTCCTAAAGCTTCATAAACACGTCTATATGCTTCATGCATGTTGTGAATTTGTGGATTTGACTGAGCAATTTGTAATTGTGTCTGTGCTAACGTCACTCTTTGTGACATTGAGAAGATATTTGGGTCTGCAACAGGTATAATATCTACTCTGTCGTCAAAATCTACTAATTTTATCATTCTCTCACCACCATAAACTGCGTATGGATACTCAGGTGGTAGATATTCTTGTATAACTTTTGCTAAAAGTTGAAATTCTTCCTTCATTGCATAGTAACATCGCTTGTGAATAGCCGACATTACTCTAGAACCACGCTCTAATAGAGCAATTGTTGTTCCAACTGCTGCTTGTTGGTTACCTTCACCCACTTGTGTGTCTGCAATTGACGCAAATCTCTTACCTGCATCAACACAAAAGCCTAAAAGATTGAATAAAGTTGTGCTTGGTTCTTTAAAAGGTAGTAATTGAAACTGATCTCGTATGTTTCCGCCTGGTGCATCTACATCTCTGAACTCACCTGGCTGTATTGGTTGGTCGTCATCACGTATTCTCATGCCTCTCGCCTTAAATCCTGCTGGTAAATTCGATAATGTACCTGCATCAAGTAGTTGTCTAAGAGCAAAAGTTGCTGTTCGTGACAGGCCACCGATCATGTGAATCAATCCAAAGCCATAAAAACCTAAACCTGGTAAAAATTTGAAGTGTGTGAAGTATTCTTTTCTTAAAAATTTAGGATCATCTTCTTTGTAGTTTCTGTAAATAGATAAAATTTGTCTTGTAGACTCTTCAATAGTTACAATGTAAGGAATTTTTATATTAATTTTATCTTCTTCGTTTTCTGCAATGTAATCAGAAAGATCTAAATCAACATGCATTTCTAAAATGGTATAAATAGAATCTTTTGTTTGTACAGGTTTAATACCTTCTAGTTCATTATATTTATCTTGAACTTTGTCATCTTTCTTTTGTGGTTTCATCAAATCAATTTCTCTATAAAAACCTGATGCCATTTTTTTAAGCAAGTCATTTTCTGATTGTTTGATAACATGAGTAATTCTTGGAGCTTCTTTTAAATTAGTTGCATAGTATGGAACAACTAAATCTTCAGCTGGTACAAATTTAGACACTGCTCTTTCAAGCATTGCATCATAGTAAACTTTTTTAAATGTAGATCCTGCAAGAGGTAAATAAAATAACATCTGATCAAACTCTGGAGTATACTCTTCCATTTTCTCCATGATCAAATAGTTCATGTAATCTTTAACTCTGTTAGATTGTTCTTCAACTTGTTGATTGTTTAGTCCTACAATTTGTGTTTTTACAGGACCATCGCTTGGTAATAATTCTTTGTAAGCTTGCGCTTGAAACTGAGTTACGGCTTCAGCTAATAGTGGATGTGTTACACCTGAAGCTCCTCTAAAAGGTTGGTTTCTTTCTTTGTATTTAAATCCTAATAAGTCTAGACCTTTTGTGTAAGTCTCTTCCCATTCTTTTCTAGACTCTTTGTCGTTTTGATATTCTGTAATTAAATCAGAAGCTAATTGTTTAAGTGCTCTTTCATCAACTGTATCAGCTATATTTGAAAAAAAGTCTTGAGGTTGAGGCTGCTCTTGTTCTTCTCCTTCTTCAGGAAAGGTAACAACAGCCTCTTCCTCTACATCAACTTCTTCGTTGATTGGATTATTTTTATCTATTTCAGCCATATGTTATGTAATGATAGTTCTTCTTTTTCTTCCTAACTTACATCCTTTTGCCATTACAGTAGTTTTAGAACCTGCTTTAAGTTTTGAAACTCCACCTGCACTAGCAATTTTTCCCATCTTTGACATAAAGTCTTCCTTTTCTCTCATGGCTTTAGCCATAGATTCAGCAGCAGATGCATCACCTGTTGCTAAGGATATACCTTTTCTAGCGAAAGGGTCTTTAGAAAAAGATTCCATGTTTGGTTTTTTACCAAACATTTTAGAAGCCGCATAAGCTGTTCCAGCTACTGCAGCAGCTTTTCCGACTTTTTTTAATGCTCTTTTAAATTTTGACATTTTACTCTCCTATAGGTTTATCTTGAGAGTGTAAAGCATTTTGTGTAAGAAATCTATATTAGGGACTTAAAAATGTTAGTGCTATCAACTAAACCACCAGTCTTCATGTAAGCCTTCATAGGCAATAAAAATTTATCTAATACTTGGTTGTCTGCGATAAGTGTAGGAACTTTTATATAGTTATCAGGGTTAGTTGGTATCATTCTGACAATTTTTAAAGTATCTCTACTTTCGTTAAATACATCAAGAGCTGCATCTAGTAAATCATCTGCTTCTCTTTCAGTGCTAGCTGCAGCTATGTGATCATCGTATTCGTAAACATCTCCTATCTTTCTATCGTAAGCTGCTCTTCCGTCTCTAGCCATTCGACCAAATTCTTGATTGTCAGAAGATCTATATGTTCTAATAATTTTAAATTCTTTGTTAGGATTACTTTTTGGCATATCAAATTGTTCAAACTTAGCACCATATTGTCTAGCAATTTTTTTCAACACCTTTGGATTTACCGCAAGATCAGAAGATTCTTTTATCTTACCGTCAGCAGTTCTTCTTACAGCTTTACCGTTCATCAAACCATAGTTAAGTTCATCTCCAATATTATCTACACTAGGCATCTTCACACCTTTGTTCATTGGACTTGGTACAATAGATATTGCATTAATTCTACGCTCAGCCATATCTCTTAAAATATTTTTTAAAGCAAAATCAGCGTATGATCTTGATAAAGGCCCAGCTGTTGTTGAAAATATCTCTGACCCTGGTTTAGTTAATTGAGAGATAGCTTGTTTATCTAATTGATTTAATTTGTAAGTTAGTTGAGCAACTTCTTGTTGTTGCTCTCTTGTTAAACCTGCTGCACCTCTACCTAATTCTCTGTAAGGTT